ATCATTAGAAAAACATCTTGAAAGAATAGATATTAAAAAAAAATCAAAGGAAGATAAGTAATGGCTGAAACTAATTTTCAAGCAAGATCAAATATAGCAGTTGCTATTGGTAGTAAAGGTAGTAACGTAAACTTAGGTACATCACACGCAGCAGGCGATACATGGGATTTTTTACAAGTTACAGATTTTAATATACAGCATGCAGGTGCTACAGTGGATGTTGCTCCAAATAAGAGTGGTATTCTAGGGCAATTAGAAAGCCAAGGACATCATCGTCCAGACACTATGATGTATGAAGTATCATTGACTATGCGTGGTACACCTACAGCAGTTCTTAAATCTTGTTTATCCTTATTTAGTGAAGGATCAAGTGCAGCAGCATTGACACCAGCATCAAGCACTGGTACTATGAAGCATGGTACAGGAACTACAGATGCAGTGACTTTATTGTTTAAAAATGGTGGTTCTGACGCAACAAATATTAGTTCAGTTATGGTAGGTTGTTTTTGTACTTCTATGACATTACGTGAAGATATAGGAACGAATGGTGGAGAAATGGTAGTAGAATCAACTTTTATGACTGGATATAGACCAGTAGAAAATACATTAGCTGCTAGTAGTGAAACTCTTGATACTGCTTCACCAAAAAACATTTTTTCACTTGCTACTCAAACAGTAGATAGCCAACCATTAGTATTAAATTCTTGGGAAATCACAATATCTAGACCACTTGCTAGAGTTGGGTATATTGATACTACTGATTATAATCCATATGGTTACGTTCAGACAGGACCATATGAAGTAACTGGAACTTTACTTGCAAAACGAGATGATTCAATTGAAGATTTAGCTACAAAATTAAAAGGTGACAGCGCAGGAATTGCAATTGCAATTGCAGAATCAAGTGGCCTTACAATCTCTATACCAGATGCAATGATAGACAATTCTCAACCAGAGAATGGTGATTTTATGCTACAAAGCATACCATTCAGAGCATTTGCTGCTAGTGAAACTGCAACAATAATTTCAATCACGATCGCATAATCACGCCATTTTCATCTAAGGATGAAACATGAAAGTAAAAACAGATCATGGCACTTTTGAAGTACGTGATATAACGTTTAAGGCTCGTAGAGAGTTACATAAACTAGAAGTAAAAGCAATCACTAAAGAAGGCGAAATTAATACTGAGAAGTTCTTTGATGTCTTAGACTGGATACTCAACTTTAGTTTTACTGATCCAGAAAAAATACTTGGCAACCTAGATGATAATGCTATTGACGCAGTATTAATGTCAATATACAACGCATACAAAGAGCCTAATCCAAAAAAGTCTTAATGCACCGCGTTGCGGTTTGGATGTCATATAAACAGCAACCAAGCCGCAATCTCCAGTTTCCATACACTGCGCAGTCTCCTACGCTCAAGAAAAAGATTACCTATACAGAAGAAGTATTATGGCAAGAGATAGAAAGGTTAGTAGAAGAAAGTAAAGATGGAAAATTCACGCTTGGTGCAGCGTTATATTACTCATTAGTGTTTTGTGCTGACTCAACATATTTCCTCACGCCTGAGACTGTTTTTGCGCTTGAGGAGTATATGTCTATGAAGAGGTTTAACTTACCATTAGCAAAAACTATAGATGACGCAGATTATCATCGCTTAGTCATCTTTTCTGCTATAGATGAAGAATTTAACGCACTCCAATCAGAAGATATAAAGAAACAAAATGGCTGAAAAAAAGTTTATCATTGAGGTTCGTACAAAAGGTTTTGCGCGAGCTACAAGAAATTTTAAGAAATTAAATACAGATGGCAAAAAATATGTAGAGACTACGAAAAGAATGCGTAGATCTACTGCTGGTTTAGAAGCATCTTTAGGTTCTCTAAGAAATAGATTATTAGTAAACGCATTTGCGATTGCTGCTGTTACAAAAGCTGCACAATTATTCTTTAGATCTTCTATAGAGTTTGAAGATGTAAAAGCACGATTGGTTGGCTTAACAGGCAGTATTGAAGGTGCGGAGTTTGCATTTAAAAAACTAAATCAAGTTGCAGCCACAACACCATTTCAGTTAAGTGATGTTGTGAATGCAGGTGCGCAGTTAGAAGCATTTGGAGCAAGTGCTACTGATACTATAAAGCCTATCACAGATTTAGCTGCGTTTATGGGTACAACTGCAACAGAAGCAGCCAACGCTTTTGGTCGAGCCTATGCTGGAGGAGCAGGTGCAGCGGACATTTTACGCGAGAGAGGCGTACTTAATATTATTAAGTCTTTTAAAGGTATTGAAGATTTAAGTAAGATAACATTACCAGAGTTTAGAGAAGCACTTCTTGGAGCATTAGTTGATCCTGCGGTGGGCATTGAAGGTAGTTCAGAAAGAATGTCAAAAACATTTTCTGGAGCTATGAGTAATATGCTAGACTCTCTTTCAAGATTAACAGCAGCGATAAGCTCAAGATTTTTACCATCTATTACAGATATGGTGAAAAGTGTCACAAATCTTTCTAATGCTGGTGTTCAATTGTTTACTTCTATAGATATGACTCAAACAGATCCATTTGGTACAAAAGAGTTAAGTGGAAGATTAGGTATGTTAACTGTAAAAGACATACCAAAACTTAGGCAGGAAATAGCAAAAGCAGAAGCTGACTTTACAAAACTACAGAAGAAAAGAGAGCAGCAACCATTACTTCCTGGAATGATTGAACCAGTTCAATTTGAGCAATTTGATTTATCAATCAATACATCACAGGCAGAAGAATCTACAAAATCGTTTCAAATATTATTAGGTGATCAGCAAGTAGCCTTAGATCAAACAGGAGTAAAAATATTAGAGTTAGGTACAGGTATTACTGGTTTAGTAAATCCATTGGCTGATGCTCAAAAAGCTATACAAGAGCAAATTAAAGTATCTGGTGCATTGGGAGAGCAAATCGATGTTGAAGAAGGTAAGCTAAATACTTTAAGAGAAACTTTACAGAAACTTGAAGATCAAGAAAAAAGAAGAAATGTTCAATTAAGAGAAGAAGCTCAAGTTCAAATACAAAGAAATGCTGCTATACAAGGTAGAATTATAAGCCAACAACGTGAAATTACACTTAATAACCTTAACGCTGAATTGGATTCTGAGTTATTAGATAATGCAAGTTTATTAACTAAAGCTATCAATAGTAGTAGTGATAGTATTGAAGAAAATATTCAAATAGAACAATTACGGCTTCAAACAATTGGTAGGATACGAGATTCTTTAAATCTTTCTGAAGATCAAATGAGAAAATTTAGAGATGGATTAGATCTTACCAATGTAAAATTAGATGAGAATGGTCAATCATTTATATTAGCAAATGGTGAAACTGTTACATTTAGTAAAGAAAATGCAGCATTAGTTGAAAAGATTATTTTAGCTTCACAAACTATGCAATTGTATAACGATACTATTGCACGTAATAAACAGGAACTAGTAGATAATAATGAGCAGCAAAAAATACAAGCGCAAACATTGTCTATGTTTAATGGGTTATTTTTACAAACCGATGAAGGTCAGCGCAGAAATATTCAGAATACTATAGCATTAATGGAAGCAAATAAAGAGTTAATTATTAGTCAAAATGGAATTAGTGAAGCTGATTTTGATTTAGTTGTTGATGACCTAAATACTAATTTATCTAAAACAAAAGATATGGCAGGTGTTGCTGCGTCTGCAATCACTACATTAGCAAGTGGATTAAAACAATTAACAGCGGAAGGTATGTCTCAAGAGCAAAAATTTGCTTCTTTGTTACGTACTTTAGGTAGCTTGGCTTCATTAATTCCTGGTGGTCAAGGTTTTGGAGCAGGATTTACTGCATTATCTATGTTAGTTGGACATACAGGTGGATTAATTGGCAATAATAGTATACAAAGATTTGCAACTGGTGGTATGGTCCAAGGTCAAGATAATGTACCAATTATGGCGCAGGCAGGTGAATTTATAATGCAACGTAGCGCAGTGCAAAACATAGGTGTTCAAAACCTAGCTGATATGAATAAATCTGGTAGCGCAGGTGGTGCAGTAACAGTTAATATTTCTGCACCTTTGGTTGATGAAACAGTTGTAGAGAGTATTATTCCAGCAATAGAAAGAGCTAGGAGAATGAACCTTGCCTAATTTTGGAGTAGAAATAAAAAACTCAAACATTGTTGAGAACTGGTTATTTCACTTAGCAAGTTCTGGAGATGATGTATATCTTGCTTTTTCAGATGTTACAGACTCAAGTATTTTTTGGCATGGTGTAGTTTTAAATAAACCTGTAATTCGTGAGTCTTTAGATTTAGCTAAATCTAAAGCAAAAACATCAAACATATCTTTGTCTATTCCCAATTTTAATTACAATGGAAACCCAATAAGCGAATTGCTTTTGTTTAGCTCAGATTACTTTATAAATCAAGTGGTTACTGTTTATTCTAAGGTTAATAACCAGACTAAAGTAGAATTAGGTTCATTTAGACTTTCTAATATTTCATTAGGTAATGATAAACTAAGTCTAAGCCTTACTGCACATAGACCTTTTGACTTGATTCAATTTCCTCAAGTTAAAACAACGACAAATTTAATTCCAGTTCCTATTAGCTATGGAAACTATACAAAAAATTCTGCTTCTACATTTGCATCTCCAGAATATACAAGTGATATGAATAGTAAAGCTTACAGGCCAGTACCTTTTAATATAATAAACGATGCAAAGGCATTATATGTAGATGGCTCTGCTACTTCTGATGCAGAATTAGCAATATATGAAAAAAACTTAGATACATTTGTACCTTTAGAAGATGCAGAAAGCTCTACAGTTAATACAGACAATGCTCATCATGGACAAGTAAAAGCATCACAGAAAAGGGCATTCTATCAAAGACCACACGCTTCAGAGGAAATTGTAGATCAAATTGGTACAATTTCTAATGTAACAAATGCTTATGATGGAGACAATACTACCTATGCAGAGTTTCATAATATTGATGTTATGAATGATGATACCGATACAGTTACTTATGACTTTAAACTAAAACCAGTCTCAGGATTTTCTAAATCTTCATTTGTTTCTGTCAAGGAACTTGATGGTGATGTTGCAATATTAGCTGAAGCATTAGATTCATCTGAAACTGGAATAAATATTTCCAATGACGATAACCTTAGTCCTTATGATGTTATTAAGATTGATAATGAAGAAATAAATATAAATTCTATTTCTTCTGATACATTAACAGTAGGCAGAGGTTTTAATGGAACTTCTGGAGCAAGTCACGATAATAGCAGTCCTTTTAGTCAGGATGAAACATTAAATGTTTTCTTTATAAAATATGCAGTTACTATCTCTACAATAGTGGGAAATAATTCTCGTGTAAGAATTGTTTGGGAAAGTGATAGTAATAGGTCTACTAATACATACACATCTAACCAAACTTCTACTACGAAAAAATTTCAATTAACTGGGCCAACAGAAAAGTTTAGAGTGAGAATTGATTTTATATCTCAAGATACTGGTGCAACTAGTCCTAGTTTGAATGCAAGTGTAAAAATATATGATATGTATTTATTAACCCAAAGAATAGAAGAAGAACCTTTAGATGAGCTTTACACAGCAAATGATGGGTTGCCTTGTAATGGTTATAATAGCAATGCTGCTATTACAGAAATACACGAAGCTCATAGAGATTTACTAAGTCGATTTGCAGGGTTGTCCGATTCAGATCCAGTAGGGTGGAGCAATCTTAATTCAGATAAAGATTGGGCAATAAGATATTGGCAAAATGAAGTGATAGATCTAGATAAAGCCTTAGAAAAATTACAATATGAAGGTGGCTTTATTTATTCTCCAAATAGAGGGTATATACATATAAGAGATAGTGAAAGTGCAGATGTAACCTTATCGAAAATGGATTTAGCAAATATTACAATCGGACATACTCCTTTTTCGGAATTGCAAACATCTATGAATATTAGCTATCAAAAACACCCAGCAGAAAGTAGTAGATATTTCGTATCTCAAGATAGTGCGAATGCTACAACAAGGACTAATTATAACATTGGGACACCAGAAAATAAAAGTCAAATAAGACTAGATGCTTATATTGTTCCAGCAATCCCAACAACACCAAGTTCAAATCCTAATGATGATTGGTACACATATTATGACAATATATTTGGATCAGTAAAAGCAATTATCAATGCGACCATTGTGAATCCAAAGTTTTATAACCATGATGACGATGCAGATTTGTTGGGAATAGGCTCAAAGGTAAAGTTTGAGGATATGTATCCAGAGAAAATTTTTGGAAAGGTATTTACAGATGTAATATTTATGATTACAAGTTTTAGTAGATCACCAGGGAAGATAACTTTTACAGCGAGGGAAATAGCGTAATGGCAAATATGAATATAAGAACACCAGTTTTCTACCCAGATAGAATAAGACATCAAAGAGGCAGAGGAGCTACGATAGCTTCTATAATAACTGGATCAGATCTTTTGAACTTTCAAACAGGGAGCATAGGAAGTTTGCACAACGGCAAACCTTTAGACCTATGTTCTTTTGACACTTCAGCAAATACAAGCGATCATATTTTATTGAATTACAACATGGGAACTGCATCATGGAGAACAACTTTTATTACCATATTAAATCATAATCTAAATACCTGTACTGGTAAGATTAGGATATTTGTAGGTGCTGCCGCTGATGAAGTAGACGATGTAAATGGAGCATCTGCACCAGAAGACTCTTTTGATGATTACACTATATCAGATGTTGTAAATGGTGGAACTATCGCCAAATCTAGTAATGGTAAAAGTGTTCATATTCATCCAACATCCGATGGGACAACTATTGTAAAAATAATAAAAACCTCTGATAGTTCTGATTTTACAGGATTTAGGTACATAGGAATTCAAATTGAAGGTAGGAATCTAGCTAGTTTAACAACGTCTAGTGCTGCTTTTGATGGCACAACAGATCTTACTCTTGGTGGAATAGAAATAGGAGAAGTTTATACAATGCCTCATGCTCCAGATTTAAGCGTATCTAGATCTATTTCCTACGAGAATACAAATATACAAAAATCTGTTGGAGGTCAAAAATATGCAAACACTTCTTCTATTGGAAAAACAGCTACTACAACAAGCAAGTCTCCATTTACAACTTCAAATTATAATCAATATGTATTTGGGGGAAGAATTTCTTATGATTTATCTTTTTCCTATTTGCAAAGCTCTGATATTATGCCATCAGAATATGGAATAATAGATTATTCAAATGATTCTTTTGTTCAAGATGTTTGGAATATGACAGAAGGCAACCTACATCCTTTTGTTTTTTCTATAGATTCAACTAGTACTGGTTCAAATGCTGAATCTGAATTTATCTACGCTAGATTTGCTCAAAATTCACTTGATATGCAGCAAGTTGCGCCAGATGTATTTAATTTATCTATAAGTATCGCAGAAGAGTTCTAAAATAATCCTTGCCAAGTGTTGACAAAGTTTCTTAGTTTCTGTCAACACTATGAAAGAATTAAAACAACATATGAGAGAGTGTGGCTTTTCACAAAACCAATTAGCTAAACATATTGCACTCGATAAGTCCATGTTATCACTAATGATGAATGGCAAAAGAAAATTTAGACATGAACATAAGGTCCGCATTGCGCGTGTACTTGGTATTAAAATGGATTTTATAAAATTTCCACACTAAAACAAGGAGAGAGAGTGATATATAAAGTAACTATCCATGAAAATATAGGTGAATTTATTGAAAGAAAGTTTTTTTCTAATAAAAAAGATGCTATTAAATATGGTAAAAAATGGGAAAAACGATCTTCTGTTGGTGGTGATGGACCTTGGGATAATTATAAACGCACATATACGTATGAAATAGATACATTTAAAACACCAAAAACAAAAAAAGATTTTTTAAGTTTTCTAAATGTATATGCTAGCTAATTTGCTCCATAAGACATGGGCAGCACCACTTTTAATAGTGTACCCACAACTACTCTCTCTCTCTTAACACTATTAGGTGCTGCCCATGAAATTTAAAATTACAATTAAAGACAGTGATGAGCGATTCAAGTTTGCACATGATTGTCGCAAAATATTCGATAAATCGAATACATACAAACCGCAGTCTAAGGAATCAGATATTGGTATTCAGTCAGAAATAACTGAATCACAATATAAAAAAGTGATAGCCTTATTAGAAAGACGCGGATATTCATATAAACTAATAAAGGAGTAATCGATGAGTGGTTTACTTAATGCGGATTATAGCGTGCCTTCCAGTGGTGAAAGCAGTTATATGAAGTTTGTAAAAGGTGAAAATAGATTCCGAATATTAGATACACCAGTGGTTGGGTATCAATATTGGCAGGATGATAGGACACCAGTTCGTATTAAACTAGCTAACGAAGCACCTGCTGGTGAGAAGCCAAAACATTTTTGGCAAGTACCAGTATGGCATAATGATCAAGTAAAGATACTGGATATTACGCAGGCTACTGTGCAGAAGCAGTTACTAGACTTGGATCGTAACAGTGAGTGGGGAAACCTATCACAGTACGATGTGATTGTGACAAGGAATGGCGAAGGTATGGAAACAACCTATACTGCAACGCCATGTCCTAAGTCACCTATGACCGATGAAATAACGAAGGCTTACAAAGAGTTTAAAGCCGACTATGATCCAAATGCAGTATTTGAAGGAAACGCTGCATCCCAAGAAGAAGAGCTACCTTTCTAAATGCCTTCTTCCGCATCTCGTAAAGGCTATAAAGGTGAGGTCGAGGTCGTGGAGTTACTCCGCGAACTCGGCTTCATAGCCGAGCGCTCATGGGGTAGTGATGGGCGCAGCTTTGGCGAAAAGAGTGATATAGATGTCAAAGCTACTAAAGGCGATCTTACCATCCTGGTACAAGTAAAGAGAAGAAAAAAGATCGCAGGATTTTTAGATTTTAAGAATGCAGATGTAGTTATGGTTAGGCAAGATAGAAAGCCTTGGCTGTGGATTGTAAAGCATTCATGGATGAAAAATTTATTTAAACGCGGAGTCGTAGAAACCCATAACCAAGAAAATGGCGTGTCTAATGATCGTGATAGTCATGACTCCGCGAAATTTAAGGAGAGAGAAAATGCCATATCCAATGAAACCTAAAGCAGCTATGGTTGCTATCGTATCAAAGAGTGTATTAAAAGCACTAGAAAAGCATATTCCAGATGAAGATAAGCGTGTTGATGTTGCGCTGGATGTATGTGATGATATTTTAAGAACATTACAACGCAGGAGAGAGAAATGAAATACAACGAATTTAATCAATTAAGAGATAGTTTTTTTAAAACTGCATCTGAGGTAAGTGATAACAAATCAATCGAATATACGATTAGTAATGATGATAAACTGTACAATTTTAAGCACGTAGCGGATCGGCTTGGAATTACACCAAAGCAGGCACTAATGGTATATGTATTGAAACATGTTGATGCGCTGGCTAATGATGCAAAGACAGGCAAAACCCATAGTGACGAA